AAACAACAACACCACCTTCCATTGTTTGTATATGGTGGCTAAAAAATGTACTGAATGTACCTATGTCACCAAAGCCACCACAGTATGTATCACCCTGCTTTGCTCCCATAGACTCACAGTTATCTTCAAACAGTAGTAAATTATAATTATTACAGATAGAATTAATTATTTCGTAATTGCAAGGATTACCTAAAATATTAATAGCTAGAATACCTTTAACATCATCAGCTATATTATCTTCAATCTGATCTACTCTGATGTTCCAAGTATCTCTGTCTACGTCTACAAATATTAAGTCTATACCATACTGTAAGAATGGGAAGTATGAAGTACTCCAACCGATAGCAGGGACAATAACTTTGTCACCCTTTTTTATTAAACCCTTTTCAACTGCAACAGCTACCATCAAAAGGTTTGCGCTGCCGCCACTGTTAACTTGTACAGCATAGGGAAAATCAAAGTAGTTACAAAAATCATCTTCAAACTTTTTTACTTTTTCTCCAAAGGTAAATTTACCAGAAGCAATAACTTCATGCATTGCATCTCGCTCTTTATTGTCCCAAGTATCATGGGCTAAAGGCCAGTTAATTTTATGAGACTGTGTAGTAACCATCAGGTAATTCACCTCCGTTTTTATACCAAAATTTTTCTGGTTGATCTGACAATAACATTTCTTTTATCAACCTGTCAAACGTATATTTACGTTTCCAATTTAATTCTGTCTCAGCTTTAGTAGAGTCGCCACACAGAACATCTACTTCAGAAGGTCTATAGAAGTTAGGATTAACTACAACAACTAGCTGCCTTTTCATTTTTTCATTAGCGTTAGTTGTAAAATAATTAATGTATCCTTTCTGACCTATACCCTCACCTTCCCATAGTATAGTTTTGTTGTGTTTAATTTTAAAACAAAGTTCTACTAATTCTTTAACGCTATGTTTCTCTCCTGTTGAAAGAACATAGTCATCTGGTTTGGATGCTTGTAACATAAGCCACATACCGTTAACATAATCTTTAGCATGTCCCCAATCTCTGAGGCTAGAAAGATTTCCTAACTCAAGCGGTTCAGAATTTGTATGCCAGTTAGCTACATACTTAGTTACCTTTCTGGTAACAAACTCTTCTCCTCTTCTAGGACTTTCATGGTTGAACAAGATGCCATTACAAGCAAACATGTTATAGGCTTCTCGATAATTTTTTACTGCCCAGTAAGCATAGTGTTTTGCTACGCCATATGGTGAACGAGGATACATTGGAGTTGTTTCATTTTGAATTGGTTCCTGTATCTTACCAAACAATTCACTAGAAGATGCTTGATAAAACTTTGGTACTCGACTGTCTTTAATATTGCGACATGCTTCAAGCAATCGCATTGAGCCAAGACCATTTATATCTCCTGTGCATACAGGTGTATCAAAAGATACTTTAACATGACTTTGTGCAGCTAGATTATAAACCTCATCAGGTTTAATATCATTAATTAATCTACTTAAATTAGCACTGTCTGTCATATCCCCTAAGTGTAAAAAAACTTTAGGGTTATTAATTATATGATCTATATTTTTTGTATTGGGTGTAGAACTACGCCTAAGTAAACCATGTACATAATAGTCTTTAGACAAAAGTAATTCAGCTAGGTATGAACCATCCTGGCCGGTGATACCTGTAATGAAAGCATGCTTCATCATTTATATTTTCCTTAAAGATGTTAGTCTCCCACCCGCACTACTAACTTAGTTGCCTCAGTCCACCCAGAGCGACAACCCCTATTTGTGGTCTACTTAGAAAGGAGCATTCTCAGCAGACTCACTACCACCAACTACGAAGCCACCTTTAACAGGTTCAAACTCTGAACCACTTCCACCGTAAGGAATTAAATCAACTACCTGAACAGCAATAAGATCAGTGGCTGTACCTTTTTTCTTATTGTATTCCCAATCATACGTAGAGAATTTAACATTAACCTGGCTACCGTTTCCGATTAACCTGTCATCCCAGCTATTATTTTCTGCATCCTTAACAACAGGAGCATTCCGCTGCGAACCGTCACGCTTATTTACTTTACGTTTAATCTTAATAAAGTCACCCTTCTCGTCACCGTTGTTTTTAACAGTAAGACCTAGACTTTCTACAAGACTTTTATTGTCTTCATCAAGACAAACATCTACGCACCACACAGGTTCGTAAGTTGTATTAGGTTGAGTAACACTTGCCCAATATGCTTTACCAGAAATAATATGAGTATCCATAATGTATTCTCCTTTATAATTTACTAAGCCTGATTACTTAGCTTGATAGTTTAATGTATAATTTAATCGAACATTTATTTAGTGTCAAGATGTTTTTTTAATTTAGTAACAGCATTTTTATAATCGTACAACTCATCTTGGGTAGCTGTATATGCTGGTCTTCTAAGTTTTCCATTTGCTCTACCAAATCTATCTTTAACTATAAGTTCAGCAGACAACATAAAACCCTTTAGTTGGAATGTATCTTCTCCTTTCTTTACCATTAAACAAAATAAGTCTATGCCAGAGGTATGCCTTGAATTAGATAACAACATTCCACTGTCATGCTTAGTTGTTTTAACATCAATACAAATACCATCTACAGTTAGATCACCGGCATCTGTTCCTTTAGCTTTTGACTTTGGATTTAAAATTAAAAAGTCTTCAGGATATAGATTACATAGCTTTGCAAAAGCTAACTCAGCTTCAGCACCTAGTATATCTATTTTATGTGTGTCTGCTACCGCAGCATCAAATACACCAGCACTTCTGTTCTGCTTTCCTCTTGACTTACCAATAAATGTACTGACTTTTAATTCAGTACTGTTTAGAACTACTAGTGCGTTTCTGACCAGTTGTGGCCTATTTTGTATTCGCTGTCGAGTGGACACTTTATGCCTAACCTTTCCTGAGTTTTCCTCATTGCTAATTTGGTTAGCTCTCCAAATTCTTCAGCTTGTTCTTTATTAATTTCATGCTGGTATTCATCATGTATTGACGCTACCAACCTTGCTTTTATTTTAGTGTACGTAAGTAAATCATGTATGTCAACTAGCCACTGCTTACATATAACTGCACCCGCTCCTTGAATTAAAAGATTTACTGCTGAGTGTTTGTTTCTTACTATAAGTTTTCTCCCATCCAAACCAATAAGAAATCCTCTGTTAGAGGCAGCATCAACTCTTTGCCTGAGAGTTGCCAAGGCTGGTACGTTAGACAAGAAAGTATCTATTAGTCTCTGACCATCTTGTGCCGTACCACCTACCACAGTGCCAATTTTAGCCGCCCCTGCACCATAAATAAATGCATAGATAAATGTCTTTGCCTGATCGCGTGTCTCTAACCCTGCTGCATGTTGATTGGCAGTGTGTATGTCACCATCTACAACTTCACTGGTGAACTTACTATCCTCTAAGTAGTGTGCTAACGCACGTAACTCCAGAGAAGAAGCATCACAACCGACAAGAAGATTAGATGTATCTCCACTAACCCAGCATTCTCTGCATTCCTTACCATACGGTGAGTAACTCGCTGGAACCTGTGCCATATTCGGAGAATGATGCGCCATTCTTCCAGAGATTGCACGTAACGTAAGAACCTGACCGTGTACTTTTCCATCATCTTTAACTGCGTCTATCCATGATTGTATTTGTGCTATTCTTTTCCGTAGCATTAAAAACTCTGCTATCTTTTTTGCTTCAGGTAAATCTACATCCTTTAACACACCCTCATCAACTATAGGATGACCCTTGTCTGTAAACTTATTAGGTTGCCAACCCTTAGACAAAAGCCTCTTAACTATTTGTTGTCTAGATGATAGATTAAATTCCTGATAGTCAATAGCAGAATGAACACCGGCTACAACAGATATGTCTTCTATGTGTCTCAGGCCAACGGTAGATAAGCTACCATCCTTTTTAATTTTAGGTGTAACTTCTCTTACTAGAACTGGTATGGGTGGAAACATTGCAGTTACCTCAGACTCAATATTATCTGACCTGTCTTTAAGTTTAGCTACAAGACAAGTGGCCTTCTGCATATCCAAAGCAAAACCGTTTCGCTCTTGTTGAGATACTAACCTTCTTACTTCATACTCCAAGTCTATGCATTGTCTACGAATAGTATGTATGTGTGGCTGAAGTGCAATGTAAAGTCTTTCGGTAAGTTCTACATCACGAATGCAGTAGTCTATCATCTCCTGTGTAAGACAAGAGAAGTCATGGAAGTCTATCTTATCGAAGCCTAACCTCTGCCCCCAGGATTCTAATGAGTGACCGCCATCTCTGACAGGATCAGTTAGTTGAGAAAGTATTAG